TGTTTATATGACTTACTAATTATAACATCCCATATAAAAAATGGGGTGTGGAATACCACACTCCATTCATATTTTTATTCAACTAAAGTTCCATATTCCCTACGAATCTCTTTCAAGGGTTCCCAATCCTTATTCTTCGTACCACCATCATACTCAAGAGCATAACCATATTTTATCATCTCTTCATTGATTGAAAGTTCTGGATCACCATCTGTTGAATAAATCCAACCAAGTAGACGACCATACTTACCTACACCACCTTTAAGTTCTGTGCGAATAGTAAGCTCTTCATCTCCATGAAGTACTCCTTCCAACCTTTCTTTCATATAATTGGTAGCATCAATACCCAATGCCTTTTCTTCAAGGTCTCTAGTTCTCTTCTCAGGAGTATCAATACCTGCTATCCTAACTCTCTCATCCTTGAATATGCCGAATCCTAAGTCAATCCTTACGTCTATGGTATCCCCATCTACTACCTTCATAACCTCCACTACTCTAAAATTGTAGCAGCTATTCCTGCTTGGTGGTGTCATTGCCCCCATCAGATCCCTCCTGGTTTAACTCGTTTAATGCGTCGGCAATAGTATCCAAAGAAGAATCATTCTCTAAACATTTATAGTGTTGAATATCTTTAAGTTCCCCAACAGAATCGTTAGGTTCTATATCACTTTCAGTATTCAACTCATCTAATGCTTCATTAATAACATCTTCAGCTGAAATTCTGTTCTCTCTTGATTCATATTCACGAAGTCTATCAATCAAGTTCTGAACAGTCCATTCATTATTTAATTTGTCTTGAGCAAACGAAGGAGTACACACACCTAAAAATAATATGATAGGTAAAAATAATCTAATCATCTCTTACTTCATAGTATGCCATACGAAATATATATGCAATCGAACCGCCAGCCATAAAGACAGACAAAGCAACCATAACAACAATACTCCAAACAACACTATCAGGAGTGGCGTGAAGGCTTATTAGATTTAACATCTTATACTACTTTAATTTTGTGAATATCCAGTATATCTTCACCATCAAGAATAGGTGGAGACTCTGATTGTATTTCCTTTATCAAACGTTCTATTTGTTTCTTATTCAACCCAGACATCCCTAAGTTATTATAAAGACACTTAAGAATACACTCAGTATCACTGATGGGAAGTCTTTGACTCCAACCATCTTTATCAATATAAAATCCAGGGTCTGCCACTCCTGCATCAGGAGCTTCTAGATGAGCAAGATCTTGAGAGTCAGAAGGATTAACGTAACTATGTTTCATATCAAACTACAACCTTACTAAAAAATATCCCTGTTGGTGACAGGATTTGTGCGACAATAGCGAAGGCTAGTCCCACGTAGACGGTATACCAAAAAGACATGGCATTTAACATCAACTATCCACATTATATAGTATAAAATACCTAAAAAATCAATAGAAAAATGATGGTTTGATAACAGTGTTATGAGACCATAACTTATGTCGTACTAGTCTCTATTCCTGATATAATATCTGGCTCTCCAGCAATAATTTTTATTGGACCTTGCTCAATTCTAATCGTTTGAGAAGGTGCTGTTTGTGATGCAAGTTGTATCAATTTTTCCACATCATCTTTACTAATACCATCACCACCTGAAGCTGGTGGTGCTGCTGCTGGAGCCGAATCACTCTTTCCTTTAGCAGCTTGAACACCAAAGGTTGCTAAAACGCCAGTAAAAACAGATGCAATAAATGTTGGATCCAGCTTCTGTTCGGGTATTCCAAGAGCAGGAGGTAACTTAATATAGGCAAGAGTGAGAATGCCCCCAGACCAAACAAGAATGCCCAGACGCACAAAGGTCGAAAGGATCGCAAGTTGTTCCTCCTTATCATCCATAGTATCTTTGAGTTTTCCTAATACTCCTTTCTTCTTCACCTTACCATCATCAGACTTACTTACTTCTTGAGGCTGTTCTGGCATTGAATTAGAGCAGGAGTATATATTATTTAGATTATTTCATGCGTTTCCAGACAGTATCTAAGTTTGATTTATCAGCCTCAGTACTAAAACATTCTGCCAATTCATCATCATTGAGATACTCTCCAACTTTAGAATCTCGTTTTAGATTCTCAAGGAAACTACCATCCTCAACATTCCATGCAGAATGAGCAGAAGTCTGAACAAGCTTATATGCATCCTCTCTAATCATTCCCTTCTTCACTAAGGCTAACATAACCTTCTGACTGAATACAACACATCCATTCTTATTCATATTCTGAATCATATTCTCTGGATATACATTCAGTCCTTGAATAACTTCAGTCATCTCTCTCAACATAAAGTGAAGTGTGGCAGAACAATCAGGGAACATCATCCTTTCAATAGAACTATGACTAATATCACGTTCATGCCAAAGAACAACATTCTCTAGAGCTGCTACAACATAACTACGCAAGACTCTTGATAGTCCACTAATCCTTTCACTCCTAATAGGATTCCTCTTATGAGGCATAGCAGAACTACCTTTCTGTCCTTTAGAAAATCCTTCTTCTACTTCTAATACATCAGACCTTTGAAGATTACGAATCTCTGTAGCAAATCTATCTAATGATGATGCTACCAGTGCAAGTGTCTGAATATAATCAGCATGACGATCACGGGAAATGACTTGTGTGCTAACAATGTCTGGAGTAAGACCTAAGATACCACATGCAATCCTTTCAACTTCAGGATTAGTATTAGCATATGTTCCCATAGCTCCACTAACCTGTCCTACAGAAATATTCCTTTCCAATCTATCCAACCTTTCAGCATTACGATTGGTTTCTGCTAACCATCCTGCTAACTTAAATCCAAAAGTAATAGGTTCTCCATGAATAGCATGAGACCTACCAATCATTACAGTATCTTTATGCTCATTCATTAAATCATAAAGAGCTTCATCAAGATTATTAATCTCTTCTATTAAAAGAGAAACAGATGCTTTAAGTTGTAATGATAATGCTGTATCTAATACATCACTGCTGGTCATACCAACGTGAATATATCTTCCAGAATCTCCTACATTCTCATTCACACTTGTAAGGAAAGCAATCACATCATGCTTTACTTCCTTCTCAATCTCTAGAATCCTATCAATATCAAAGGATGCAGTATTACGAATCTGAATCATATCATCTTCTGGAATGTTTCCAAGTTGATGATTAGCTTCACAAGCAGCTAACTCCACATCCAACCAACTTTTATACTTGGCATAATCATTCCAAATCTCAGCCATTTCAGGCAACGTATAACGATCAATCATAACTCACTCTACTACTTTTTCTTCTAATCCATACATTTCTCTCATAACACTACCATAGTTTCCAATCTGATGTTGAAAACAATCCCATATTTCAATCTCTTGGTGTGAATTCATTGGTGAATATGGGTCAACCTTTGTGTAATTTATACACTCTTCAATAGACTCCTTTGGTACTTGTACCATCTCCTCATTCAAAAGTCCTTTCAACCAGATATCTCCAGTGGATATCATAATAATAAATGAAAATGTTTCAATCATTTCTTTTTCCCTCTCTACCTTTATAATCAAGTGGCCATGTGAGATGCATCCCAGTAATCAATATAGTTATGAAGAAGATTACATATAGAGTAGGCATTATTTAATAAATCCATTTTCTACTAACCATTCTTCAGTCATTGGCGTGGGGTCATATAAAGGGTGCTCCCACATATTACCTTTAGCACATGCCTTTAATGCATCTCTAGTCATACCTTCTGTACTACCTGCCCACTTTGCTTCTTGTTCCCAAGCAACAGCAGATTTTGGATATGTCCTTTCAGCAATCTCTTTCCAGTAATAAGGAACTTCCTCTTCTGGTTTAACAATAGCAATAAAACTATTGTCTATAGTACCAGCCATACAATCTTGTACAGCGTGCCATGCTTCATGTCTAGTAACAGACATTAGAGTATGTGGGCGACTCATGTATGCAGCATTCAGGAAAAAGTTATTTCCTACTGTATGATATATCCCACGATTTGTTCTTGGAAAATATTTTGAATTCCCTAAAAAGACTTTAACTCCGACTTCATTAAGGGAGGAAACAATATCATTAAACTCAGGACCAATAACACTATAATCGCTATCGGGATATGCTCTTTTGATATCTTTAATTGATGTAACTTCTTTGACATGATCGGTGCATTCTCTTAACATCATGCACCCCATGGAATCATTAGTATTCCAACCTTTCACTTCAGGATCAGCAAAAGCAGCACTACCACTAATAAGAGTGAGTGCCAGTATAGATAATAACCTTTTCATTTTAGAAAGGAAGTGCTGGGCCAGTTGTGGAAGGAGTAGATGGAATTGATCCACCAGATGGAATTGCTCCACCAGTCATTGAAGGAACTTCAGGAATAGAAGGCATCAATCCTGAAATCAATCCGGGGATTGCTTTTGATACTTCAGCTATTGCTGCTTCCCTGATACCACTAACAATGGAATCCTTCTGTGTGTAAACGTAACCAGCAGTACCAATGATACCTAGACTGATAACGAAGGATGCGACTGCCATCCCATTAATTACTTTTTGCATAATAGCTCTCATAACATTTTACAATCCCATCACAATTCATATTGCCTTGGGATACCCAATCATGAGCGCACTCATATATTGATTGGTTGGAATATTTAGGCTCACCATCTGAATTCAATTCTCTTCCATACTTGGATAGTAAAATAGAAAGTGATGTCCGACGAAGCTCCATCGAACTATCACGATATCTCCAATCAGTTTCAGTCATATCAAGCAAATACCATCATATTAACATACTGGTAAGTATAATGCTCACGATTACCCTTAATACCCCATCCTAACCACCTGTAGGCAGGTCTCATGTAATCTCTTACAGTAAGACCAACCCTTTCAAAATAAGGAAGTTGTGCCTGGAAGTGAACCTCATTAATCATATAACGAGTTTGACCTGCTAAAGTGCTAGGGTCACAACCATACTTCTTACAGAAGTGTCCTAACCCATGATAACGACTCGCAGTAGTCCACTGGATAAGTCCATAGCCACCGCTATAGCAATTATGGTAAGGAACTCTAGCCCCTCCTTCGCATATGTTGGAATGGAACATACTCTCTTGTTTAATGTTACCAAGAATCGTTGCAAGTGCATTCCTATCTGATACGTTTGTTTGTTTTTGTAGTTCTGCCAGAATAAATTTTTCAGATGGGGTACATCCAGTACACTTCCATACTTTTTCTTGTGCAATAACTTCTTCTGTTACTAATTCTTCAGTTTTAATTTCTGATTGTTTCATATTTGAAACCTGATTCAGAACGTCATCTAAATTTCTTCTGATTGGTGCCGCTAAAGCTGTTGTTGTACTAACAAGAGCAATAGCAGCCCCAATACTTAATAAACTTCGTTTCATAAGAGTTCTATTAACATTTGATTTAGTAGTCATATTTATACACATAATACTTAAGATAACCTTAAGCATATATTAGAGTATGATGAGAGGTTTGTCAATCTGGATTGGGCACTGGGACAAGTGTCCCACCCCCAGGACCATCATCATCACCATCATTACGGAGCAATTCATTAACCAATAAGAATAACAATACAGGTATAAATGGATATACAAAAGTCATTATAATGGTCTCTGTATCACTCATCAAAATACGCCAGGAATAATCTGACCAGTAAAAGCATAAGCACCTACAGCAGCCCAGAAACCTAACATTGCCCAACGGCCATTAGCTTTCTCTGCCCTATCAG